TATATATATAATATAATATAAAGCGCGCGCGTGCGCGTGAGGGAGAACAAAAACTAAACTAACTGCAAGATGGAAATCGGAAGCAACATAAAAGTAACTAAGAGGGAACTTGACAAACTAGGTATTTCTCTTAGTGAACTCATAAAGGACTTATCTCTCCCAAACCCCGAGTATCAAAACATACTTAGATTTGGGAGGGGTAAGTTTTACCGAAAGGTAGAACCCACTATCTGTTACTTGAAAGAGAAGGATGGTGTGTATGAAATACCAAGATACTATTCTGACAAACTAACGGGCTTTGATAAGGACTTGCGCATTGACGGGCGTAAGACTTCTTATGAATGCCTTATAACGCTACGTGACTATCAGAAGAAATATCTTGCGGAGCATAAGGAGGAACTCTCTTCGGAGGGGTTCCTCATTGAAGCCCCTTGTGGTGGCGGTAAAACTATCCTTGGTATCTACCAAGCGCACAAAGTTGGTAGGCAGGCACTCGTAGTAGTACCAACCTATTACCTCGCTAAGCAATGGGCTACGAGAATTTCTGAAACTACTACGGCATCTGTTGCTATCTTGTCGTCAAGCGATTCTAAGGTGATGCTTGATACGGATTTCACCATTGTCGTTACTGACCTCTTCACGTGTAGGGTGCTCCCCGAGGAGCTTGTAAACAACATCGGGCTGGTTATCCTTGACGAAGCTCATCGTATAGGCGCAGAGACGTACCTCCCTATCCTTGACGAGATACCTGCCCGTTGGCGTATTGCTCTTACTGCTACTTTCCGAAGAACTGACAACGTGCACAAGATACTTGCATACCACTTTGGGAAGGTTGCTAAGATGCCACAGGTGTTCCCTCCTCCCTACGTGTATGCGGTGCGCACGAACATTAGCGGAAACTCTGTATGCTCTTCGGAGCTTATCACGCCTACCTTTCAGAGCTACCTAGATAGGTGTGGTGTCCACTACCACGCTACGGAGAAGGTTATGGCGGCTACGATGAATGAAAGTCTGAATAAGACTATCTGCAACGCCATTACCTCTGGTATGGGTGCAGGTGTGATAACCAAAACCGAGGGGAACAAACTCCTTGCGGTGGCTCGCAAACTCAAGGACTGCCCTTATGCAACTTTGGACTCTTACCTCAACGAACATTCCAAGCGCCGTAAAATGGTGGTGCGCTTAATTGAGGAAGCTCTAAAAGAGGGGAGAACAATCTTGTTCCTTAGTAAGCGAAAGGAGGTCCTACATACTCTGGCTAAGTACTTTCATAAGTACAAGCCTATGGTTATTGTCTCCGAAACTGCTAAACGAACGGAGGAGGAAGACTACTACCTGCAAAACGAATGTAGGCTGGTTCTTGGGGTTACGCAACTCGCTAAGGAGGGTCTTGATATTGACCGATTGGATACGCTGATTATTCACCTTCCTATGAAGGATACCGAGCAGGCTATCGGGCGTATCGCTCGCCTGCACCCCACGAAGAAGCAACCGAAGGCGTTTTACCTCTTGGACAACTTCCCTATTACGCAGGCGGTATTTACCAATGCTAAGAAGTACCTAAAAATCAATGGGGACTTTAAGGGGGTTTTATCCTTGGCAGACGCTTTGGAGGAAATGTGATTTGGAAGTTTGATTAACTATCCCCATATTTACTCCCGTTCCAATTCAAACGAACTTTATGCAAGTGCGAAACTATATAGCCCTCATATCCGTGGTAATGGAAATCGTGAAGGCAATTCAATTCATAATCATTTGGGCTATCCCCTTGTGCGTTGCACGCTATACGGACAATATGTGGTATCTCCTGCTCCTGCTTGGGAGCTTATATACCTCAATCGTTTTGTGGGGACACTATCAAGCCCTGTGGAGAATACTTACAGACTATGAGCGAAAGTAGACGAGAAAGAAGATACCTCCTACGAAAGGGGGAAACGAAGTGGAAGGAACAACTCTACGCAGACAACCTCGGTAATGAGTACCGATACAAGCGTGTTGCACAGCTGTCCTCCTTTGTGAACATCGTTAATGGGTGTTTCCGAAATGGGTTCCCCGTGACCTTGAAACGGCTGTGGTATAACGCTTGGGCGTTTTATCCGTTCTTCTTCGTGAAGGCGACACTCCCAAGCAAGGGGGTAATTCCAATGCTCAATCACGAGCGCATCCACATCAGACAGCAACGGGATATTCACCTCACCATCAGCTTACCTCTCTTGGTGCTCTGTCTTATCCTTGAGCTGACGGGTGAGTTTAACCCCCTCCCCTACCTCCTTATGATACCCTTTATTCCTACGCTCCTCTATGGGCTGGATATGCTTAGGGTGTTTATCAGAGCAATGCGTAGTCCCTACAAGGACAAACTACTGCCGAAGGTAACTTTCAATGAGGTACGCAAACTTACCTGCTTTGAGCTGGAGGCAAACTCACATCAGAACAATACCGAGTATATAGCCACCCGAAAGTTTTGGGCGGTGCTTGCATACACGGGTATAAAATGCTTCAATAACTATGACGCTAGTTAAGCTAACACACGAAAGTAGCCCCGAACAACTCAAAGAGGTCTACGTTTCACCAAAGGGTACTATCATCAAAGTGGACTCCCCCGAGTACGAGCGAGTAATTCGTCTCCTTAACGAGGGTGCTCCAGAGGGGTTTGAAACTACCGAAATCACTCCAGGTACTAAACTCTTTACTACCTACGGGCCTAATCACATCGTTGTAACCAAAAACGAAAAGTAAACGGCTCTAACAGAACGATTTGGAAGTTTAATTAACTCCTATTATATTTACCCTTGAACTTACAAACGAACATAGTAAGTACAAATCAAATCATATTAACTACTAATAGTAAATCGCTATGACAATCGGAAAGATTAAACCAACAACTCAGCTCATCGCTCAGTTCTTCGCAGGAGTAGAAGTAGAAGCCATCAACCACGATGGTAAGGTCTTCCTCCCCGTAATCAACATCGCAGACTTCGGTATCGGTGTCTCGGGTGAAACTCCTACGGAACCAACCCCCTCCACTAAGAAGGAGAAGAAGTCCGAACCTGCTCCAGAACCTGCACCTTCTAAGAAGGCAAAGAAGCAGGAACCTGCTGACGAGGACGACGATGACGACAACGAAGAAGAGGGCGGTCTCTACACTGAGGAAGAACTCAGTGAAATGAGCACCAAGGACCTCCTCGCTCTCTGTAAGAAGATGGGCATTGACCCAGACGCTACGGACGGTAAGAACACCAACAAGAAGCTCCGTAACCTTATCCTTGAAGCTCAGGAAGAGGGCGACAACGAAGAAGGTGAAGAGGACGAAGAAGGTGACGAAACCGACTACTCTGACGAGGTAAAGAGCATCCTTGAAAAACTTGACGAAGGAAAGCTCTCCTCCAAGAAGGCACTGAAGGCTATCCTTGCTCTCAACAAGGACGCTGACGAGGACGCTGTCTCCGAACTCCTCACCACGTTTGAGGATGACGAAGAAGGCGACTTCGATGACTACGCAGAAAAGTTCTCTACGCTCCTTAACGGGGGTGAGTTGTCTGATGACGAAGAGGACGATGACGAAGAAGACGATGATGACGATGAGGACACCTCCGAACCCAAGGGTAAGGTGGTAGACCACGAAGACCTCCAGAAGGGTGACAAGGTTGCCGTTCAGTGGGAGGACCCCGAAGGTTGGTTCAAGGGCGTTGTCAAGTCCACCAAGAAGGGCAAGGTAGTTATCACCTACGATGATGGCACCGAAGAAGCCCTTGACGCTGAACAGGCAGTAAAGGTAATCAAGTAACCGATTGTCGGTGTGGGGGAACATTTAGACCACGTGTTGAGGTGTTCCCCCTTACTAATAAAAACTATATAACGTTATGAATAAGATGTCTTATGCGGACTTTGTCCGTCTCATCGCTGAGAGAAGCTGTCAATCACAGAATGTCGTAAAGAGCGTTCTTAGTAACTTCACTCTTGCTATCCTCACAGCCGCTAAGGACGGGGAGAGCGTGTCCATCCCCCAGCTCGGTAAGTTCGCACCTCGCCAGCGTTCCGCACGTAAGGGTTTCAACCCTCTTACTAAGCAGGCTATTGAAATTCCTGCATCTGTGGCTCTCTCCTTCAAGGAGTCTGCCAGCGTAAAGGAAGAACTCAATGCCTAAGAAGAAGGCTTCCGAGTTCCCTCAGAATGCCGAGGAAATCGCTCTAAAGGGTTTTCAGTATTACCAAGGGAAGCAACAAATCTCCGAGATTGAAAAGTCCCTTAAGGAAACACGAAAGCCTTTAGAAGCGTACCTTGACGCTGAGGGAATGGACACCCCACAAGGACACAAACTCGTAGTAGTCCCTTACGCTGATAAGGACGTTCATCTTAAACGTACTCGCAGGTCCACTGCTATTCTCCGCCCAGAAGCCTTAGATATTCTTAAGGAAATGGGTCTTAAGGACTGCATTGAATCTGTTGAGGTGGTACGAGACGACATCCTTTCAGAAATGATACTACGAGGGGAACTCCCCGATGAGGTGGTCCAACGCTTATATGAGGAGAAGGTTAGCAATGCTTTCTCCGTAGACGTAAAACAACGTTTCTCTGATGAAGACCCCCACTAAGGGGAACTCTCGCAAACAACGAAAGGTAAAGATTAAGGGGGTAGTAGTAAGTGTAGTTACCATTTCTGGGTTAGCTGACATTGTCGGTAAGTCCAGAGATACTCTTCTAAGATACGAGCGCAATGGAGTAATTCCTCCTGCGTTTCTTAAGATAGAGAACTACCGCTACTACCCCCTTTCTCTTGCTGAAAAGTTAAAGCCACTTATAGCGAGATTACCCCGTCATACAAAACCAGACCCCGAGCTTCTTGTAGAGATAACTCGGGTCTTTAACGAAGAGATAAACAAATATGCCTAAGCCCAAATCTAAAAGTTCTTCCCCAGCGGTTGTTGCCGAACTCCGAGATAAGGGGTGCGTGGTTTACTACGAGAAGTCACTTACCAAGAACCTCGGCAACTACGAAAGTGCCAAGATTACCGTTGGGGTTACTCTTCCGATTAACCCTACCTCCGAGGAAGTGGACGCTATTAACAAGACCATAGAAATCGCTGATAGAATAACCACAGAGGAGCTTGAACTGCAAGTAAAAGAGCTGTTAGAGGACAAGTAATATGAACGCCTTACTAAGGGTTAAGGAGGGTGCTTCCCTTCTGGACCTTATGGACTTTAAGACATTCCTATACGTTGTTCTCCTCTCCGATGTTTCCCCTAAGTGGACGGACGATACTAAGTACGGGGTGTCCACTTACACAATAGCCTCTTTATGTGAAACCTTTGAGGACTTCGCCCACAGGAACCCTAATAGGTGTAAGGTCCGTCTAGCTTTAGAGGAACTAACCGATGACGGGTTGATATTTACCGATGAAGAGAGTATCTACGTAGGTGAGTATCGTGGTAGAAAGTTCTTCCCGTTTGAGGGTGAGTGCTCCCTTCTTGATAAGTGCTTAGGGGTGCTTAAAACCGCCCTTGACCTTTTCGGTAGGTCAAAGTCTGCAAAGGTCAAATCTCGTAGTCGCTTTATCAAGGAGCGCATAGGGGAACTCATTGACAGAGGTATCAACAATATCACAGCTTCTGAACTAACAGAGGTTCACGGGTACCTCTATGAAGTTTACACAGGTGGTGAGGTCTATAACCTGCGCAATAAAGTGGAGGCGTTTCAGACCAACAATATGCTTAAGGCGTATGATAGAGCTACCACCTTCTGTTTACTCGTTGAGGGAACCCTAAACTACGACACATACAGGAAAAAAGGACTACCAACTATTACCAATGTCGCCACAATGAAGGACGAGGTTCTTCGTGGTCTAAAGAGTAATGGCGGTAGTAAGGAGTATATGCGAGAAGAAGAATATGAGCAAGGAGATTTCTAAGACGGAATACTTACTCAGCTGTGGTATCAAATCTGGGTGGCACGACAAGCGTCTGAATGAGTACACAAACGACCCACAGGCTCTCAAGGTTGTCAAGAAGTATCTCCTTAACGCTACTGACAACAAAGAGGACGGGATAGGGCTGTACCTTTATGGAGCAAATGGGACGGGTAAGTCGCACCTACTAAACTGCTCTTTTAAGGCACTACTTTCTCTCGGGTATAGTGTACAAAACTACACCCTTGACGAGATAGTAGATAAGTTTACTGCAAGCTGGTACTCTGATGAACAGCGTAAGGAGTTCTACGATATTCTGAGAGCGGTGGACTTTCTGGGTATTGACGAATTTGGTAAGGACCTTTCTCGTGAGGGAGAACCTAATTACCTTCCAGACGTTGTAAAGCGTGCCATAGAGTCAATCATTCGCTACCGAGTTCAGATGAAGCTACCAATATGGATAGCTTCTAATACTGCACCCGAGAACGTCACTAAGGTTTTCACTGAGGATGTTGCTTCACTTCTCCGAGAGGCGGTTGTTGCCGTTCCCGTTCGGGGAAAGGATTATCGTAGGGCTATTCAGGAAAGAAACAAGAAGAAGATACTATGACAATCGGAGAACAACTACTTATAGCGTGCTTAAAAACTAGAGATAGTCGCACACTCTCTGCGATAAACAAGAAGTGGCTTGATGGTGTAGAGCTGAAACAGCATAAGTTCATTCTTGACTACTACAAAGAGTTTGGTGAACACGTAGGTATCAGAACCTTTTGTAGAGAGTTCAAGGTGTCCTCCTCTGAGGTGGATGCTAAACCAGCCCACTACCTCACCAAACTACAAGAGCGCTACATCTTTGCCACCATTTCGGAGGAGGTTCCCCGACTTCTAAAGGGTGTTAGGGATGAACCTCGCAAGAGACTCTCTGACTTACAAGAGTTAGTATCTTCTCTCAGTGGTGACACTACGGGGTCACGAGATACCCTTTACTCTGAAAACACTGAAAAGCGAAAGACGGAGTATGAGGACCGAGAGAAAACAGGCGGTGTTGTCTACCTTAGTATGGGACAGGACGACCTTGATAGTGTTTTCTTTGGGTACCGAAGGGAGGACCTAATCACCATAGGTGGTAAGAGTGGTCAAGGTAAAACTTGGTGTATCGTGTTCCTCGCTCTTGAATTGGAACGTGTTGTCCTTGCTAAGGAAAAGGAGACGGGTGAAACCTATGGAGATATTCTATTCGTCACTAACGAAATGTCGGATGACGAAATCAAGGAGCGAATGGACTGCATAAGGTTCTCTCTACCCTTTGAACGTTTCAATGGAGGTTCATTAACCTCTAGAGAGAAGAAACGCTACTATGCTGGTCTTGAAGGGTTGGAGAAGACTCCATCCAAGATTAGAATAGTTCCCAGCTGTCAATCTATTGATGAGCTTACAACACTCTTAGGCATCTACCAACCGAGCGCAGTGTTCTTGGACGGGTCCTACCTTATGGAAAGCCGACAAACCGAAGGGTGGGAGAAGATAGCCTACATCACACGAAACTTGAAACGAATTGCCAAGAGCTTTAAGACACCTATCATAAACACCACACAGCTCCGTAGAGGTAGTGGTAAAACGGGTAGTAAGTTCGCTCTTGATGGTCAGGATGACTTTGCTTATGGTAGTTCATTCGTACAAGATTCGGACATCGCTATACGAATGTTCCAAACGGCTGATATGAAGTACAACGAATTGGTAGGTCTTGAAGTGGTTAAGGGTAGACGTGCTCCAGCAGGAACAACGCTTACCTTCCAGAATGACCTTACCAATATGGTGCACTCCATAACGAAGCCCGTGGAGAAACATAAACCCGAGATAACTGAGGAGGTATTAGATGAGTTCTAACTATTCTGTCCGACAAGATAAGTCGGAGTACACCTTTGAGAGGATAATAAACGGCGTTGTCTCACTCTGCACCTTTTACTCAAAGAGGTTGATTGAGGTGGATGGGTCGTTCTTTGTCCTCGGCTCTTTTGAAAAGGGCAAGATGGACCGCATAATTGAGTTATCCACTCGGGTAAATGCGGTGCAGGAACACCAACTTATCAAGAAGTCTCACTCGGTGGAAACTTGGGTGGAAACTCTTCTTGATAGGATAGCGAAGGCTAAGAAGCCCATAGCAGAGGTTATCGCTGATAATCATAGGCTAGACGCTAAGACGCATAATATGTACTCAAGAAACAACCTATGGAAAGTAGTCGTAACTATAAATGGGCTATCGCAGGAGCTGTTGCAGTTGCCCTTTCAGTACTAACGTGGGTGGTCCTCCCCTACTTTGAGGGCAAGCTATTCCACTTCTATTGTAGAGTAGCCTTGCTATTGCTCGCTATCTGTACGTTCTCTTTACTGAGATTGTACAATGCGGTGGTAGCAAATAGCGGGTATCTAATCAGAGCTGTCGGAGGTCTTAAAGAACTCTTACGCTCTATGCCCAAGATGCAACAAGTGGGAGCTTCTCTGTATAGAGGGCTTTCACGTAATGTTAGTGCAACCGAAAAAATGACCGCAGAGGTCAAGAAGTCAAACGATAAAACTAAGTAGATTATGCTCAAGTATGACCTAACAATGGAGGTGTCGGCTTTTGAAGAAGCCACTAAGTTCGCCACACGTATCAGTGTACAGACTATGGGGTTCTCCCCTGCTGTAACTCTCGGTAGAGCTATCCAAGAGCTTATTGAGAAACAGCACACTATGCACTGCTTGAAGTTCTCCGCACAGGGTCCCGAAGCTCCCAAGGAGGATGACGAACAGGACGAAGAGCCTGAAAGCACCGAACACGAAGGAGACAAGTAACGATGCCAACCAAGAGGAAAGAGTCGGAGAGAACCTTAACAGAGATTTTCTCCGAGCTTTCTCCTCGCTTGATGTCTAATGGGCAGATAAGAATGCAATGCCCATTTAGAGAAAACCACGAGGACGGAAGCGGTATGATGTCATTCTTTGCTACACCCAGCATAAACGCTTATCATTGCTTTAGCTGTGGTGCTAAGGGGTCTCTAATTCCCCTTTTGACAAGAAGATTTGACGTGAACTACTTTGAGGCGGTCGGTATGGTTCGCCTTGGAGACTACACCAAAAAATCGGAGGAGTTTGAGTTAGATATTTCTTGGAGCATTAACAAACTACCGAAGGAGTTTCTCAAGAAAGGTTTCTCTAAGGAGACACTAAAACATTTTCGTGTGGGACTTACTGATGATGGGGAGATATTGATACCTTATTACAAGGACTTCAATTCCCCCATAACTCTATTAGGCTACCAACGAAGATGGTACTACCCAGAGAGAGGTGTCCGAAATAGCAGAGGGTTCAACAAAAAGGAATACCTCTACAATTTGGACACCTCTTACTCTTATGTAGTGGTTGTGGAGGGTCAGTCTGATGTGTGGAGACTTTACCAACACGGATATAATGCGTGCGCTCTAATGGGTGCAGATATTAGTCCGTGGCAGGTAAAACAACTCGCTCAATTTGAAAGGGTGTATCTCGCCCTTGATAATGACTTAGCAGGAAGACGAGCCACGGAGATTGTGTATGAGCTATTACGTAATCACACCGAGATTCGTCTTGTCCCTTATACTACTAAAGACCCAGGAGACTGCACAGAAAAATCTGAATGGGAAAGTGCTTTCAGCAACTACTCAGACTACCTTGAGTACTCACTAACTATGACCACAGAGTGGGATGAGTACCTTGATATGAAAGAGGAGGTTCTACGAGAAGTACGAGCACGCAAAACCGATTTGGATTATTAGTTAGCTCTTCGTATATTCATAATGTCAATACAATGACACTAAACAAAAAATAGTATGCCTAGTAAATTCAAGAGTAAGAAGTTAGGTCGCTCCGCAGACCTTGACGATGACGATGAAGAGGTAACTCCTCGTCGCAGTGCGAAGTCAGAAAAGCGTGGTTCTTCACAAGGGTGGGGAGCCGTTGCACGAAGACAAACGGAGATGGAAGAGCGCAAGAGCGAACTTGAAAATCAGTGCCGAGAATTTTGGTTGAAGCCAGGTGAATCGGCAGTTATTCAGTTCCTTCAAGACGAACCTTATTGCTTTGACGCACATCAGGTCAAGGACAAGCGAGGTAACTGGCAAGTAGTTCCCTGCCAGCTTAACACGTCAAGACATTGTACTCTGTGTTCGCAGGGTGTGAAACAAACGTGGAGAGCGGCATTCAAACTCCTTGACTATCGTGGTAATTGGGACAAGGATAAGAAGCGCTTCAAGAACGATGAACCTCACGAAAAAATCTGGAAGGTCGGGACGGTCATCGCAAACGCTCTCAAGCAGTACGTAGACAAGAAGGGTAAGGACCTCTCCGAGTTAGTTCTTGAGGTTACTCGCTCGGGTTCGGGGAAGGATAGTACCTACAACTTTGAGCGTGCCGAGGAGGACGACTCTCCAATGAAGCCTGTTCGTTGGAAGGAGAAGTACCCCGACTGCGAAGAACTCTGTCAGCCACCTTCCGATGACGAGATAGATGAACGTGGTTACGAAACCGAGGACTAACCACTAATGGATAGGGGAGGCTTAAGACGCTTCCCCTATCTTCGTAAAACTACTATATGAAAAAGCTACCTGTTTATAAAGGGGTCGTTAGACTTCTTGAGAGTTCGTCTGAACTTCGTGACTACCTTAAAGGAATTAAGGCGGATAGTGTCGTGTCTTTTGACTGGGAAACAACAGGTCTTAGCTACGATGCTCTACCTTTAGGTCTGTCGGTACACTCTGATGGACACGATAGCGTGTTTTGCCCCACAGACTTTTTCTTCTCTAAGGGTGTTCCTATCACCGAGATTGCTAATGTGTGCAACGAAGAGCTTCACCGCTTTAGAATGATTGCACACAATGCAAAGTTTGACACGATGATAAATCTAATGAATGGTATTGAGGACAGCTCTTATACGCTGTATGCAGATACCCTCGTTATGATACATCTGTACGACCCTAGCCTAAACAAAAACCTAGAGCAAAGAGTAAAGGCTGACTTCGGTTATGAGAAGTCTACGTTTAAGGAATTGACGGGACTCGCGTGGGACAAAGTTAATTGGAGTGCTAAGGGTGATGAGCTTCTTGAAATACTTGCTGGGTATGCTGGTGAAGACACTCGTTGGACCACCGAACTCTTCAAGAAGTACTCTGCGCTTATGGATTCCTATGCGTGGAAGATACACGATAGGATTGAACTCCCTATGATACCCATCTTACGTGATGCGAAGATTAGAGGAGTTCTCATAGACATCCCTCTCCTTAGTGAAATGGAGGAACGTGCAAACCAACTTCTAGAGGAAACTCTGAACTCCATCTACGAGACCACAGGGTGTGTGTTTAATCTGAACTCCCCGAAACAGAAGAAAGAGGTGTTCTTTGATAAGATGGGCTTGCCTGTAATATCGCAAACTAAGAAGGGAGAGCCGAGTACTGATGCAGCCACCTACGAAGCGTGGGCTGAAATGGGGTACGAAATTGGTGAACGCCTGCAAGAGTTCTCCACGCTTAATAAACTCCTAAGCGGATATATCACGGCTATCCCTCGTATGTGTGACGAACACGCAGTACTTAGAGGTGACATCAATAGTTGCGGTACTGAAACGGGTAGAGCAAGTAGTTCTAACCCCAACCTCCAGAACCAGCCTAACAACAAGGACCTTCCTATTCGTCAAGCATTCATCCCTCGTCCAGGTTATGTGTTTATTAACTACGACTACTCTCAGCTAGAGCTTCGTGTTATGGCGCACCTTAGTAAGGACCCCCACTTCTTGGAGGTGTTCCGTTCGGGAGGAGACCCTCACTCTGACGTAGCTGAACGATTAGGTATAACTCGTAAGGGTGCTAAGGTGGTAAACTTCGGTGTTCTGTACGGGATGGGCGGTGGTAAGTTAGCCAAGACCATTGACGTTGATGAAGCCACCGCTAACAAAATCATTCAGGTGGACTATATGACCACTTATAAGGGGTTCGCTGAATGGAAGCACTTTACCGAAGAAGATGCTTCCGCTAAGGGGTATGTACGTACGCTGTTCGGCAGAATGCGAAGACTCCCCGAAGCACTTAAACCTACGAACAAGGGAAAGTACTATGCGGCTATGCGTCAAGCTGTGAATACGAAAGTTCAAGGCACGGGTGCTGACATTGTAAAGGTGTCCACTATCAAAGCAGTTGAACGACTGAAAAAGGCGGGGCTTGATTGTCACTTCCTATTACAGGTTCACGATGAACTCCTCTTTGAATGTAGGGAGGACCAGATGTTACTCGCTGAAGAGATAATCATTGATGCGATGAGCAACACCATCAAGTTAGAAGTACCTCTTGACGTAGACGGGAAGATACTTAAAAATTGGTGGGAGGCTAAGCTAGATGATGTGCCCTCCTACTCTAAGAGAGTTTTTGACCCACTCATACTAATTCTGTAATGGCAAAGAAAAAGAAATCTGCTGAGGGTACTAGCCTCGGCGCAATACTCAAGAAGTTCCGTGATGTAATGGGGGAGGGTGTTATTCACACAGCCTCACATACCCCCGACTGCATTAAGGTACGAAGCTCTGTCCCTGCCTATAACTACGTAACTGATGGGGGCTTCCCCGTTGGTAGAGTTATTGAGCATTACGGAGAGAATGGTTCGCTTAAGAGCTATCTATCCTACGATGCCATAGCAAGGTTTCAGCGGTACGATTGGGCGAATAACGAGCCTAACGCTTTCTCTAAGTTTGAGTACTCCGATGACGATGATGAAGGCTTCAAGGAGATTATCGGGTACACTCTTCGTAAGGGGTACAAACCAGAGAACGAGCCTGAATATCGCCGAGTAGCTCTAGTAGACTTGGAGAGTACTTACACTCCCGATTGGGGTGAACGCTTCGGGATTGACAACGATGGGCTAATTCTCATCCGTACCTCTCTCTTAACTGAAGCGGTAGACATTGTGCAGGCACTACTCTGTGACGAGAATATCGGGCTTGTAGTGTTTGATAGTCTCTCAGCAGTCGGTACTGATGACGAGGTTGAAAAGTCAATGGAGGAACAACAGATGGCTAGCGGTGCTCGCTTCTGGAACAAAGCCTTCCGAAAGTTTCAGTCTGCAATGAATAGAAACCCTCACGGGCAGGCTACTCTTATCGTAATCAATTCCGCTTATCAAAAGACGGGTATTGCTTACGGAGACCCCGAGGTAATACGTAACGGGGAACAGCTGAAACGTACTAAGTCGGTCTCTGTAAAGTTCAAGCCCTTGAAGGAGATTGTCGGTAAGACTGATGAAGGAGACATCGCTGTTGGGAAGAACATTTCTATCCATTGTATCAAGAACAAGTGTGGTCGTCCAGGTAGAAGGTCAAACTTCTTCTACGCCTTCACCGACTATGGAGCTACTAAGGCGTACACTACCGATGCAGAGGGTCAGGTAATTGACCTAGCAATGCGCTTCGGTATCGTAGAGAGAAAAGGTGCTTGGTACTACTACAAGGACACCAAGGTCAGTGGTATTGAAAACTTCGTTTCCGAGGTTGTCTCTACCAAACAGATTAAGGATATTGAAGAGGAGGTATATGCCCTCCTAGAGGATTCGGACGTAGACTAGTAATGACTATGGAACTAGACAAGGAAAAGATAGGAACCCCTCTACAAGAGTTTCCTGCTAACGGAGAAACCTATTGGGGGATTGACGATGATGGTATGACCATCCTTAAACTCGCTTGGGGAGAAACTCCCTTAGTAGACGCTAAGTTTTACCGAGAAGGTAGAGCCTTTAGAACTCTACAAGACGCTCGCTACTATCTAGGTTTTCGTGGACCCGATGTAACTGAATAAGATGAACGCATACAACACGGAGTTCCCCGTAGTGGTTTTACTTACCCCCAAGGATATTGGAGGAGAGTTTAACCCCTACGGGGTTTTACTATCTCCCATAACTACTGAAATACGTAGTAGAGACCTCCACCTTGAAATACGTGTCGCACGTAAACAAGGTGTTTGGGGGTCGGGGTCTTCCCTAGCCTGCAAAAATTGGGGACTTAGTCACGGGGTATGGAGAGGTTCTTTCGTCTATCCGACAATTCACAAGGCTGTGGAACGTGAGATAGATTTAGCCTTGGACCAAATGACCCGACATAGTGAGCCGTCCTTAGTTAAGAAGGTCGCTAAGTGGAAAGACCACCTTATGAACCTTCGGGAAGATGAACTACTAAAGGAGTTTGGTTATGAAGGGTAAAACTTATGGGTACCTCGCTAAACTTAATGGAGAAACTACACGTGCTAGGTCAAAGCGTCAAGAGAGCCGTATCGCTAAATCGCTAAAAGGGTACGCTACGATTAACTCGGGTGCTACTCTTGGACAGAACGATGTAATCTCTGATTTTTGTGAGGTGGAAGCTAAAACCACTTCTAAAGAATCATACACGTTGAAGCTCGCTGATTGGCGTATGCTACGAAAAAAGTGTGACCGCAGGAAGATGCCCATCTTTATGCTGGACTTTGAAAAGTCTAAGGACACCCTCGTGATAATGACTAACGATGACTTTGAGCACCTTCTAAGGCTCATTGAGAGTGACAAGTAGCTCATAATAAGCCATTTGGAAGTCTCATTAGTTACCCCTATATTAGTGTATGAACAAAAACCGAAAAGTCCTCTACTACCGCATACGTAAACAACTACACGGGCGGTATAAAATAGAGGAGTTCTATCAGGTGGGGGACTTCGTCCGAAAACGTACTCTTTATAAGGACCTCCTTCATAATGAGGCTGAGGACTTAGTCTACCGCTTAGAGAAAGGCTTCAAGAAATAACATCTAAAGAAAATCCCAAGCAATGAAGTACTACTTTTTCAAGACCGTCAATGACGGAGCTAGAACAAGACTTAGAGCCTTGTCTGGACAGACCCTTGAGGACGGCTCCGCTGTAAATACCACACTCAATGTGCAGGCAGATAAGAGCGTTCGCATAGCTTACCCTATCGGAACCATCTTCGGTGGTGAAGGACTGCAAGTTCGTTCTGGGTACTACGGAACGAGTGATAGGATTTACCCTATGAACGTTACCGAGTACAAGGAAGAAATGCACAGACCTCCTTCTGATATGGTACGTGCCTATGAAGCGTACATCGGAGTATCATCCGTTTCCTCTTCTGAGGAAGACTCTGTTATGGAGGTTGGTGAGGAGGTTATCTACCGCCCAAGAAAGCGCACCCCCGTAAGAGAAACACTCAGTTCGTTAAAGTACCATAGACCTACTATCTTAGATGATGGGTTCTACGTATCTACCAACGATTGGCAGCTTCTTCTCCGAAACATCATAACAGGTACGAACACTCTGATGGTTGGACCTACGGGGTCTGGTAAAACGGAGCTTGTAATGCTCGCTTGTGAAAAGCTGGAGAAGGAGTGCTGTGTATATGATATGGGTAGTATGTACGACCCAATCTCAGGTCTCTTAGGTGTTCACCGCTTGAAGAAGGGTGGAGAGAGTGTGTTTGACTACGCAAAGTTTACACAGGACATTCAGAAGCCCTGCGTCATCATTCTGGACGAACTTAGCCGTGCGCCCGTAACTACAAATAACATCTTATTCCCCTGCTTGGATAGTCGGCGAATGCTTCCCGTGGAACTCGCAGGTGGTGATGACCTACGAAGTGTCAAGGTCCATAAGGAGTGTGTGTTTATAGCTACTGCTAACGTTGGTAGTGAGTACTCAGGAACTATGTCCCTTGACCGAGCACTCGTTGGTAGGTTCTTCCCTATTGAGTTAGACTATCTACCTCCCAAGGAAGAGGAGAAGGTTTTGGTCCAGCGTGCTCGCATTCCCTTTGAAACAGCGGAACACATTGTTAAGGTGGCTACCTCAGTAAGAAGTCTGCACCGAAAGGGGGAACTATCTACTACAATCTCCACGAGAGAGACCTTGATGACCGCTCAGCTAATCTCTGATGGGTGGGACACGATAACCGCTATGGACTTGTGTCTGTTACCTATGTTTGAAGGTTCAAAGGCTGAGGGAGAACGAGGCATCGTCAATAAAATCATTATGAGCCGATGAGCAAGATAATCACCGATGAAATGGTAGACGACCTTATGGACGATTGGTTTGACCGAGATGGTGAGACCTACGTTCATAAGAGAACTACTGGAAGACTTGGTTGGGAGGAACGCCTAGAGGGTACTTCTTACTCCTCTTACTTCTTAGATACCACGCTTAGTGAAATGGACGTTCTCAAACGTGCCTACTCATTAGCGAGTGAGACCGTCATCAGTATGGACATTCCCTTTAAGGTGTCTATTAAGGTGTCCTCCTCTTCTGATAGCTACACTGATGGGAAGCTACTACATTGCTCCACTAAGGTGTTTGACGAACCAGAGTTATCCTTGGGAGAAAAGGTAGACGTGTTTATCGGTATTGCGGTACACGAAGCGGCACATCTACTTTACACAGACCTCTCTTCTTTAGGTACTCTTCCTAAACCTATCCACACGATTTGGAACATCGTAGAAGATGAACGAATTGAGCGACTAATCGGAGAGGAAAAACCAGGTCTCGCAAACTTCTTAGAGAAAGTTAAGTACTACGTGTTTGACCACGTTTACATAGACACTCTGGAGTCAATGAAGAGAGAGTTGAACCTCTACGAAAAGGCGGTAAACCTCTTACTAAAGATTATCCGTTATCCAAAGTACATAGAGGAAAAGGACATCATAGAGTTCTATGACTATATGGTGCGAATTAAGGAGGTGACGTTACCCTACCCCACGAATAATGACGACTGCCTTGAATTGGCAAGAGACATCTTTGAGATTATTCGTGACCTCTACATTGAGGATGAGAGGGAGAAGAGTGGTGGAGGTTCAGGAGAAGGAGAACCCACCGAAGAAGAAATCTCCCGTGCGGAGGAACGTATGTTGGAGGATATGGGTGCATCCGAAGAGACCTTCCGCGAAATCTTACGAGAGATTAAGCCCACTAAGTCCTCTAAGGACATTGATAAGTGTGGAGCACTTCGTGATGAGGTTTCCTCTCACATCATTGAGGGGACTATGGAGGAAACCACAAAGGACGTTGTGTTCATTAAGGCTCCCGAAGATGCTTCCACTTATCTAGTCTCTCTTGATAGAGTGAAAAGGTATATTCCTGCCATAGCCAAAGTAATCAAGGGACACTGCAAAGAGTATAAGCTGATACATAGGTCTATGCGAAGCGGTGTTCTTGATACCAACAAACTCGCTGAGGCAGTACAAGGAGTTCCTAGTGTCTATATCCGAGAGGGTGAGGTGAAAACCGATAAGATAGCCATCTGCGTTCTTATTGACGAGAGTGGTTCTATGTGTGGTAGCAGAATACAAAGTGCACGAGATACTGCTGTGCTAATCAATGAAGCCGTAGGAGGTGTTCCACAAGTTGAGTTATTCATCTATGGACACTCGGGAGACGATTTACGTGATAGAACAACAGAGATATTCATCTACCGAGAGGGACGCTATCGCCCTAAGTACTCTTTGGGAACTTCTCGTGAACGTTATCAGAATAGAGACGGAACCGCAATATACGAGACTGCAAAGCGAGTACGCTCTATGACTAAGACCCCCGTAATAATGTTCGTAATCTCAGATGGTGCTCCCTGCGCTGGAGGTTATGGTGGGGACGAAGCTGTAAGAGACGTTCGTAATAAGGTCTCTCTTGTGGAGAAGATGAACTTTAGCGTTATTCAGGTTTGTATTAACCACGTTTACGACCCAGCTAAGATGTTCAAGCATTATGTTATCCTAGAGAATATGTCTACGCTTGCGATAGACCTCGGAAGGATAATTAAAAAGGCTGTGGTTGATAACGCTTCGGTAAGAATTTCCTAACTTTGCACACGTAGCCGTCTGGGTGCTACGTTGCTTGAGTGAGTAGCGTGGGTTTTGGGATTTCCCACGCTGTTAGGTGTAGTTTAATTAGAACGCCCAGCATTTTGGAAGCCTGCTGGGAGGTGCAGATATACAATTTCAGCGTTAGTTCTGCCACCTATTACTTAGGAGTAGCTCAGCTGGATAGAGCAATAGCCTTCTAAGCTATCGGTCGTGGGTTCGAGTCCCACCTCCTAAACGAGCGGTTGTCAGTCGCCAAGCACTATCAAGCTAAGTTGATAGGACCTTCCTCTTTGGTGGTTGGGAGGAGTTAGGTCAAAATGCAAACCACCACTTCACCTTATAGCTCAGTCGGTAGAGCAACGGGCTTTTAACCCGTGGGTCGCAGGTTCAAGTCCTGCTGGGGTGACAAAATATGCAACATAATTCCTATTAAAGGTTGCTGGTCTACGACCCATAGGAGGGTTAAGTAGATAGTCGGTGTTGAGATTGTATTAGCTCTATGTTAGTACTCGGGTCACTTTAATGCTCAACCAAGTAGGTTACCGAACAAATTCCTAAGTACCTACGTTACCCCATTAGCTCAATGGCTAGAGCAGTCCGACGGGAAAGATTGAGGTTCAAGTCCTCTATGGGGTTGCCTAATGTGTAGGGTGTGGCGCACGTAGTAAGCGAGCCTACTTAAAGTGGGTGCCAAATAGGCTGTGTTGGTGCAACTCCAACCACCCTACCTAAATACTAGCTTAGAAATCTTATGAGAAAATATCTCCTTGTCAGATTCAATATAGTCCATCTGGAAGCCGAGGACCTCGCTTCCGTATTGGACTTCATCATCCGTAAAGAAAATATCACCACAGAGCCTCTTAACGATGGTTACAGAATCCTGCTTAATGGTGAGCCTAAGAACCCTACGTACGGAGGCTCATTTACCGCTAGAGAGTGTATGCGTGATTTTGTAAAGTGCTATCGTAAGAAGCATCCTCAAATCAGCTCTTACAAAATCTACGAGGTGGTCGGCAATGAGTAGTTCACGAAAGGGGTTGGGAAAAGTCCTGCGGAGAATATCTGAAAAGACCGAAGGAAAGAAACCAACGATAGTAGACACCATAGACTCTGCCTGCGTTGAAGGAGCTACCGCTGTTGGGGCTTTCTCTCTTATCGGTGTGCGAAGAGCTATGAAGAAGATGCTCCGAACATTGGAGGAGGGCGACTTCAAACGAGAAGAGTTCTTCGCTGAGTTCAGTAAGCTGTACTCTTTGGTTATGGCTCCCGATAAAAGAAGCTACGGAGTGTTTCACCCTTCACAACTTCTTGACGGGTGTGAGCGTGCCTTTGCTTACGAACTTAGTGGAACACCTCCTAGTAATAAGGTACTCTCTACTATAAGCCCCTCCTTGCAACGTATCTTTGATACGGGAACGTGGTACCACATCTACATACAGAATATCTTGTACGCAAAAGGTGTACTAGAACAAGCAGAGGTTCCCGTTGTCAATAAGGAGCGTTACATCAATGGTAAGGCTGACGGAGTTATCAAGGAGAGCGTGTATGGTGAACGTGTGGTCTTAGAGATTAAGACTATGAATAGTTGGTCTTATCAACGAGCCGTTTTCCGCCCCTTTAAGAAGCACGAATTTCAGGCTTCTCTATACGCTAGAGAACTCGGTATTAAGAAGGTCGTGTATCTTTATATCAATAAGGACACCTCTGAAATAAAGGAGTTCCTTATGCCTATCAATGAAGAGGAACTCGCTGTGGCGGATAAAAAGATGGACAACGTGATTAACCATATCAAGGAGGGTACTTTGCCTAAACGCTCTTGTGATACCTCTAGGTGTGATAGAGCCTTTAGCTGTATCTTCCGTGATTTATGCTTTAAGGAATGAGCGCTTTAGATAAACAAGTTGGGGGAAGCCACTATAAGCTCCCCTATGAACCTATAAAGTTCATAACCGAGACTAACCTTGACTTTGTACAAGGGAGCATAGTCAAGTATGTAAGTCGGTACAAGAATAAGGGCGGTAGAATTGACCTTGAGAAGGCAGTACATTACGCCCAACTCGGAGAGCAACTCACTAAAGGGTTATCAATACGTAAAGAACTCTATGACGTAGTGGAGGAATTTACTAGGCAGAATAACTTCTCCGAGAAACAAACCTCTGTTATCCGCTTTGTAGTACATCGTATGTGGTGGAGAGTGGAAGCAGTTCTGAAAGAAATCATAAAAGAAGAATATGAAAGTTAGTGTTGAGCAGGTAACACCTTGGAGACGTGCCTTACGTATGGCTCGTAAGACAGTCGGGAAAGGTGATATTGGGAAGGAACCAAGTGACCGATGGAGGGCACGAATGCTCCTATCCGAACATAGCCCCATACGTTTGATAGAGTACGACATTTCTATTGAGGATATTCGTCAATGGGTGTCGGTACATCTTGTTCGTCACCATATCGGAGTAGAGAAGTTTGTCCGCACTCAGAGAGAGGATAGAACTACTCTTGAAGTTCCTAGAGACGAACTCCCACAAGGAAGTCTGAACGATATGGAAATGACCTGCAATGCTCAAGCTCTCATTAACATATCTCGTAAGAGACTTTGCTACCTCTCTTCTAAGGAAACACGAAAGACGTGGAAAATGGTAGTCAAGGAGATAGGTAAACAAGACCCCATCCTCGCTGAAAAGTGCGTACCAGAGTGTATCTACCGAGGCTTTTGTCCCGAGGAAAAATGCTGTGGTTATGACAGCACCGAACACTACAAAGAGCGGTTAGTAAAGTATCGGAGTGTAGACCACTATAAGTAACAAGCAACTATGCCCACTAAAAAAATTCCAACTAAGACACCTCTTGAGTCTTTCAGAAGTGTCTTTACGGCAGTAGAGCCTCCGAAAGGAGGTCTTCCTACAATGCCCACACGTATCTCAGAGCTTCCCTCTGATGCTTTGGGTGATATGATGTGTAGGTACTCCGCTTGGAGAGAGTACACAGAAGATAGACACCTAGAAGCGTGCGCTGTTTATGCTCAGATTAAGTCCGAGTACGACAACGCAGAGGATAGAAGTCTCCTCAATGCAACGGGGGACACCGTTACCGAGCGTAAAGCGAGTGCAAGGTCCAACCCCGAGGTACAGCGACTATCAAAAGAACTAACCGAGGCAGAGATATACCAATCTCTACTCTCACAGAAACTCACCTCCTTTGGGAACGTTCTCGCTATTCTTAGTAGAGAGCTTACTCGTAGAGGTGTCTATATCTCACAATAGGATGAACAATAGACTTAACTTCTCAATAGTTCTTCTTGTGCTATTCTTGTTTTTCCTCTCTTTAGGGGTAGCATTCATAGCTATGGCGGAACTCTTCCACTATTACTACCTACGCCTTGTAGGTCTTCTGCTCTTAGTCTTACAGGCGGTTTTCCTACTGCTGGGTGTGTACCTTGCATACACAGAGGAAGACCCAACGTACCACCACAGATAGTATGGAGACTCCATTTAAGAGGGACAACCTAAAGGAGGTAGCCATTATTGCCCACGCAGACTCAGTCGCTAAAGGGTTCTGGACTCCTCCCCAACACTTAGCCCACTATTATATGCTCGTAGTAACAGAGCTTAGTGAGGCTATTGCTTCCGACCGAATTAAAAAACGCTCTAGAACGCCACTAGTAGACATCTACCCTCTTACAGGGTCCAAGTTTATTCAGGCTTTCCTTTGGGGCGTTAAGGATTCCGTGGAAGATGAACTTGCTGATGCTGTTATTAGACTTCTTGACCTTTATGGTTACTTTATTGAGGTCTACGGAGCGGAAAACGTTGCTGACATCAATGAGGTAATGGAGACCCGTAAGGAGTTCTTAGCAGGACCTACTCTTGCACACCTTCTTTGGGTAGTCACTCTTGACCTAACTAAGGGCTATCCTATAAAGGGACAGGAAGTAACCACAACGATAGCCAGCATATTCTCCATCGCAGATTCTATGGGTATAGACCTTATGGGTCATATTGAATTGAAGATGCGCTACAACAAGACACGTCCTCCCCTTCACGGGAAGACCTACTAACAAGTATGCCTTATGACTAAGGACGACATAGTTAGAGTAGGAGAGTTTCTGACCGCTCTAGAAGCGGAGATTAAACGGGCAACTCTCACCTACTGGAATAAGTGTACCGACCTCCTTGACGGACCCGTTGAGGATGTTTGTGGTCTTTGTAGTAAATTTGATGGTCTTGAGGAAGAACAGAACGCACACCTCTCTAAGGTATTTGCTGACACTAAGACCTTTGTAAACTCTCTAACTAAGGTTGAGGTGTCACTAACTAAGGAGGAGCTTGAACGTCTTGTGCTTCCTTTAGAGTGGATGGACGATGAAGACGACTACGGGAACCCTGCAATCTCCGCTTCCTATTGTCAGTACGAAGCCCTTATAACGATGGTCAGTGGAGGAATGTGCACTCTACAGATAAGGGTATACGGGCACGATGATGCACTATACACTCGCATAGGGCTTACTGTGGAGGAGGCGAAAGCCTTGGCTAGGGAGTTTCAGGTTGATTACATCGGAAGTCAGTTAATAACCGAGGAATAGAGAAGTATGTTACCTTACGACCAATTACAAGAGGATGCGCTGATACAAGATATTTGCCTAGGCATAATCATTGTGTCTGTAATCTTTCTTGTGATAGCTGTAATTCACTTATGTAGTAAAGAATAGAAATGTCATTAAAAACTCTATTGGCGCTATGGGCACTCAGTGTTCTAGTGTGGGTATTGGTTATATTTGCGGTCACTCGTAAGTTAGAGGCTATCCGAAGGAGCGTCCTCTCAGAGTTGAAAGCGCAGAGAGAAGAGTATAGTTCTTCTTGCTGTTCAGGAGACTCTGGACAGTTGGGGGAACTACAAGACCGAAACGACCCTCTCATAGAGGAAATTCCCTCTAAGGATTAGGAACAGCCCAAGAACTACGAAACTCCAAAATTTTGGATGCTTTTGAAGTTTTTGGGCTTCTCAACTACAAGCCTATGCCCACACTAACGAAACGAAAACGAAAGACCAAGGAGCAAATACGCTCCAATAATGTGGTGGTTAAGAACCCTACTAGTAAAAGTACGTGGAAAGCCTTTGAGCGCAAAGTTGCTTCAATGTTCTCTACTAGAAGAGTACCACTATCAGGAAGTAATAGCGGTCACGGAACTAATAGCGACTCCTTACACGAGAGAGTGTATATTGAGTGCAAGGTCCGTGCTAGCTTCTCTCTATGGGAACTCTACGAGGACACTAAGGCTAAGGCTAAGGTAGAAAAGAAGGTCCCCATAGTCGCTATCAAAAAGAAAGGCGCTAAGGGGTGTCTGTTCTTAATCGCTCCAGAGGATATGAAACTCCTCGTACACGAAATGGAATCTAAAACAGAAGAGTAATATGGACGAAAAACAAGTTAATCTCCTCAAGAAGGGGATGAGTACCTACACGGGGATAAAGACTATCCACGCAGTTGCTATGACACGTGGCGCATACAATAAGTTGCGTGGGTGGGAAGTACCTAGTAACGAAGACCCGAATGACGAAGGCTACTTAGTTGAGTACTTAGATGGTGGCGCTCCAAACACTACGGAGTTTGAAGGCTACATATCTTGGTCTCCAAAGGGTGTCTTTGAACGAGCCTATCATCAGACAGCCACCCCTAAACAATGTGTCGGGTATGAACTCAATGAGACAATGGTCAAGATACGAACGCTTAGTAACCTCCTCCACAATAAGGAGTGGTCTAAGGGTCAATCTGACAAGTTCCTAGGTATTTGCCTTAGACAGCTGTTGGCTCTAGAAGAGTACGCAAACATCCTTACACGTAAGGAGTATGTTCTCCCCGAAAAGTAACAAGCCCTTTGCGCTGATATGGATGATACCTATATTGGTGCAGACAATACTAACTTTAATAACGATAATAGCTATGTCATTTATCTTCGTTAGCCTCATCTTGGCTATTCTGTTCGCTATCCTTCTGGGTTATGCCCTCGGGAAAAAAGCGAGCGCACTTCTCACAACGCTTTTTGCGTTCTCTACCTTAATCTGGGTAGGCATTCTCGTCAATGAGGTTTCCCCACTTTGGGGAGGAGACACCTCGGAGTGTTGTTCAGTACCTCTAGGTGAAGACCCCTACGATAAGGGTACAACAACAACATCCAAAGACTCAATCTCTGCCGAGAAACTAATCGGGGTTGATGACCAACTCTCATTCACCTACGGGAATGGGAAGGTAAACATTCAGTTCCAAAATCTCGCTAGCTACGCTATCCCCGACGGGTTCTCAAATCTCGTTCTTACAATGAGAGTGGAGAACACTTCTAACCGAGAGTTCCAAATGAACTATATTGGTTGGAAACTTTTGGATAGCACTCGTACTGAAATTCCCGAAGAGGGCGTATATGAACCTTCACTGAAAGATTACCTTCCTTATTACTTTGACCTACTTAAAGTAGAGGCAGGTATTGCTAAAGTACAGAAGGTAGGCTACAAAGTAAAAAGTGGCACTTACTACGTGATGGTAGCTGGGGAAGTAGTCGGTAAAATTGTAATAGCTTAGATATTTTACCTATCTTTGCTAAGCAAAGTTACTTGGTTGGCGATTAAACTATGAAAGAAGTATGGACGTAGTTCACAAGGAAATTCGGTGTAAGTCGTCTACCGACCCCAATAAGTTGGGTGCCAGCATTTACTCTATTTACCAAGAGGACCCCGATAGGGTAATCCATCTTAGAGTTGTAGGGGCTGGGGCGCTCAATCAGGCAATCAAGGGAGTGATTATTAGTAACACCTACTTTTCAAAGAAGGGTCTTGTATCTGATGTTAGACCATCATTTACGGACGCTGACGGGATTACAGCGGTGGTGCTGAAAATTATTGTCCGAGGTTGCTAAGTAAAAGAAAACTGCTATCTTTGTAGTGTCGGTTTAACAGCTAATCGGCTTATAAAATAATACGCTGTTCATAAAAATCTTATACGATTATGGCTAAGAAGATCAAGCCCTCAACCATTAGAACTGCCAAGCCTGTGAGCAAGAAGGTGAACAAGAAGACCACCACGGTCGGTAAAGGCGGTAAAGGCGGTAAGGGTGCTGGCGCAGGTGCTGGTAGCTAAACCGAAAGGACGTGTTATTTTTAGGGAGGGTGGTGTAAAAGCCACCCTCTCTGCGTAAATAGGAAACAGTATGAGCGTACTACTATACTCCACGGGGTTGGACTCTGAGTTATACAGGCTCTTGGAAGCCCCAGATACTCTCTTAATGTTCGCATCGGGCGCACGCTATGAACAGAGAGAGCTTGAACAGCTTGAAAAGTTCAAAGGTATGGGTCTTCTTAATGGACACTCCATTATAGTGGACCGCACTCTCAATTTCAAATCTCTGGAACAGGCTAACGCCATCGTTCCTATGAGAAATATCTTTTACCTGCTTAGAGCCTTTGAGTTCTCTAATGAGGTATTGCTGGGGGTGACACACTATGACCTGCACTATGATAAGCAGGAGGATGTTCTTAATGGACTAACCTCGTTCATTCAGAACTACTACTACTTTAGAGATATTCCCGACACGTGGGATAGTGTACACCCAAAGGTCCTAACTCCTTATCGTAACTACACTAAGGGGGAAATGCTCGCAGAAGCAATCGCAAGAGATATAGACGTATCACATATTCCAACTCTAAGAACGTGCTATGACGCACATAGTATCAAAGGGTGTGGAAGGTGTAAATCGTGTGTACAGAAAGCCATCGCACTCGCAGTAAATGGGCTGTTTGACCCTAAGTTATTTGACGAGGACCCCAGAATTGCTGGTAAGGAATGGTTAGCAGAGTACTTAGAAATCTCTGACGGGACCATTTCTACCGAGGTATTTACTAACGAAATGCAGACTCTCCTTGATACCTAAGAACTTAGAATACGATAAGAGGCGGAGTAAAGCGGTTGTGTTTTTCTCTGCCTCGTCTATTGAGGACGCTAGAACTCTTAGACGATTCGGCATAAAAGAAATCCTCGTATCTTACCACTATCTGAGAAAGTCTCTTCGCTCTTTTGAGGAGCTACTTAAAGAGGTGTACGAACAGGATGGCATCTTTATGACGGACTCTGGAGCGTTCTCCTTTATGGGGCAATTCCACGAGGGACACCCCGAGTACAATAAACTCACATCGGAGGAGTTTTGGCTACCATACCTTGAGGAGTATGTTGCGTGGTTGCGTAAGCACAAGGAGTACATATTCGTAGCCGCTAATCTTGACCTTGATAAGGTAGTTGGTGAGGAGATAGTACGAAAGTGGAATAAGAAGTACTTTGAACCACTTGAAGCCGAGGGGTTGCAAATAGTCTATGTTGCACATAGAACTAATGGTGATTTGAAGTTTACCAACTTAGAGTACTATTGTAAGCGGTATAAGTACGTAGGAGTAAACCAACGTGACAAAGCGTACGCACATAAGGTAGCCACTATTGCTAATAAGTACGGGACACGCATACACGGATTTGCTTGGACCGCATTTGAGTTGTGTAAGAGATACCCATTCTTTTCAGTGGACTCCACAACGTGGCTTGGGGGTACTCGCTATGGTACAACCTACGACTACGATGGAAAGAATTTCCGTACCTTAGACTACAAGAAGAAGGAGCGCATTCGTAAACAGCGTAAGGTAAAACTCCTCTCCGTGGGTGTTGATTATGAAGGAGTAATCGGGAAGAAAGAAGACCGATACGCTGTTAATAATATGAACTTGACGGGGTGGCTCGGATTCCGAAAGGAGTACATAAAGATGGCAAACTTGAAACTCAAAACTAAGTACGTAAGTAGGTATGAAAGAAAGCATCCTAAAAAGGATTAGAAGCATTACTGAAGCAGACACTCCAGAGAAGTTATCCAAACACCTCTGTCCCTTTTATGAGAAAGGGTCAGCTCCCAGGTGTTTAACTTGTATGCGACAAGAGGATGACTTTGAGGAGTGTAAATCGGACTACCTTTCTGCCATCCTTAAGAAGCCTATGGACGTATGGGAACCCTCTTTTGAGGCGGCTCCCTTACCCAAGAAACGTGAGAAGGTTTCTCTTGAGAGTATATCTGGAGGCATGTCGTGCGATAGCTGTTATATCTCTGATAAGTGCCCATTCTTTGAGGAAGGAAGTGCTTGCTCTATTGATTGGGAGGAAGGTTGCCCAAACTCTCCGCAGGATATGATGGACTACCTCATTAGAATGCAGTACACCAGAGTTCAGAGAGCGTCACTACACGAAAAACTAGATGGTGGTGTTCCCGATGCTAACCTCTCTAGTGAAATGGACCGACTAAACGGACTAACAGCGGCTAAGGCTAATCTCTCAAGAGAGCGTCTTAGTATTAGTGTAGAGGCAGAAGGTTCTGCAAGTTCGGGAGGTGGAGGCATCTTAGCGAAACTCTTCGGAGGTGGAGGTCCTTCTTCCTTACCCCAACCATCGGTAACAGAACTACCAGAACGAAGTAAGTCTCTTGAAGGCTCAGCGGAAATTGCTGACTTTGAAGAGGTGAAAGAACCAATAAAAGAGAAACGATGAATAGCTTAGCCAAATACTTGGTTGGAACTTGTGTTGAGTTCAAGTCAGGAAAATACGTCATTGAGGGTTCCGCCAATGAGTCTCTCCAGACAGAAAGAGAAGCCATTGACACAATCTGTACTAGAGCACGTAGCTTATCAGAGAAGGACGCAGTTGTTGTACTCGCTGAGGTTATGTCCTATTACAGAAAGCAGGTTTTCTTCCCTGCCGTTAAGGGGGCGTTCTCCCTCGGTAGACTACGTAGTAAAATCGTTGCTTACTTAGATTCTACCGATATAGACGGAAGACAACAGAACCTAATCTCCCTCTTAAAGAAGGGAGATAATAACTCTACTATTACAGCTGTTAAGTGTTTCTTGGGAGTGTATAAGAGTAGAGTTCTCAACTTCAAGAAGTACTTAACAAGAGAACAATATAGAGCCGTATGCTAAACGTACAAACTATCTACCCAGCCTTTATGGGTGAGGTAAACAAGTTCGGGATTGGAGCACCTTGTGTGTTCGTTAGACTTAGTAAGTGCCCTCTTCGGTGCTACCTAAAAACTAAGGGTATGTTGTGTGACACACCCGAAGCACTTGAAGGTAAAAGTGGTAGCCCGATGAATGAGTGGGATATACTAGAAGCGGTAGACTCCTACGGGTATAACCTTATCTGCCTTACAGGAGGGGAACCGTTACTCCAAGATGTCTCCGAGTTACTTAGACTCGCCACCCTTAAGGGGTATCACGTAGCCATTGAGACTAGTGGTTGCGTAGGCATTCTCCCTTACAGACACTTCCGAAATGTATCATTCATCGTAGACTACAAACTTCCCAGCACGGGGGAGAACTTACGAATGAAATACAACAACTACCACCTACTTAATGAGGACGACTTCGTGAAAGTGGTGGTAGATGACGAAGACGACTTAGAAAACCTCAAAACGTTTGCATCAAGCTACCTTCAATATAGTAAGACTAATCTTGCAGTGGGGGTATTTTGGGGGTCCACAATTACCTACCAAGCTCTTATGCAGTATATGCACACTGATGAGGTTCTCTCTTCTCTCGGGATTAAGGTGTACTTAAATATGCAGACGCATAAGATGGCGGTGCTATATGATAAGTACAAGGACGAAGCTACTAAACTAGTTGTCCCACGGGAATTATAAAATAAGTCGTATCTTTGCTACGGACAACCTTTTGTCGCTCCTCTCATAGGAGCGTGAGTTGAAACAAACAAACAATATAAACGCATAAAACAATGGCAAAAGTAGAAAACCTCCGAGTGCTTAACTCTGCGGATAAGGTTCGCCACTACTCCGTAGTCACGGGTAAAGGCGCAATCAGTGAAGTAACCGATGAGCTTGTACAGGACATCAAAAAGTTCCCTATCGGCTCTCAGTACACTGACACCACGGGTAAGAAGTTCTACGTTCGCACTGCGGCTGATAAGGCAGTAGCAGACTGGACGGCTGTGAACTAAATCTGAGCATGTCAAAGAAAGGGTAACTTGCAGAAATGTAGGTTGCCCTTTATTTGTTTTGAGAATATGGATATACAAGATATAAAGAGAATACAGCAGGGAGACTCTGGATTAGAGGCGAGGACGAAAATCAATGAAATGCTCTTCGCCATTATTAAGGGGGACAAGGGGCTGTTGAAATTGTGGGAAGCTCTTACCGAGAGTTCCACCAATGTGGAGAACGCCACTACTCTTGCACAACAGGTTAGAGATACTCAGAGAGATAACAATGTCGCTCTGATGGATAAGATTGACCGAGAGGTCGCTAATATGGTACGCTACGTGAACTCTGTATCAGGTGGTGTATCGGGGTTTGCTACGGACGTTAATTACGAACCAAATTTCCCTAGCAATAAGTCTGTAACTCTCCTTGCGGCTGGTGCAGGTGTTTATAAGAACTTCATCGGAGTTGATGGCAGACTATAACCATTACGAATGCTTCGGCTCTCATCATTATGTACCGAGAAGCTGGGGCTACTTATTGGTCACATAAGGAAATTCCCGTTGCGGCTTCTAACATTACAATCTCTCAGACAAAGGGAACATCTACGTCCTCGGTAATGTCTCAGGCGGCTGTTACGACAGCTCTTAAAGAACTGACTGACCAAGTAACACAGGCAGTAGATACCTTAAAGTCTGGGCAGGGTGAGGAGATTAAGAAGGTTAAGAAGGGCTTAGAGGACGTAACTAAGGGACACGAAGAGACGACTAAAACCCTTGGAAAGACCTCTTCGCTTCTAGCCACTACCTCCAAGAGAGTGTTTAATACCTTCTCTGCAATAGAGGGAGGGTACCCCAATATCTTACAGAGTGAAGCTCCCTCTGGGCACTTAGTAGTTTACCTAAAAGACCTTGACGCATTTGCGGCTAAAAAGGATAGTAACTACTACGCTAAGTGGGACACTGCCCTCTTCTATATGGACAACAACCGCCCCAATAGAGAAGCTATCTATGGGATGGGTGAGGACCTCTATGTGTTTAACTCTGTTGGAGTGTTCACCCTTGTAGGTAAAAACACGAAGGAACTTCTTACCGCTCTTGATGAGAGACTAACCTCTATGGAGGCACTCAAGAGTAAGACTGCTCCTATCATAGGTTGTAAGTCGGTGCTTGAGGCAGGCGTTCCTCCTTCGTCTGATGGTGTGTATCTCCGAAAGAACGCAGGCGGTAAAGTCTCTGAGGTCGTCACGATGGAGACAGGTTCTACTTCTGTTACTTCACCTAAAAAGGGAGTACTCTATCAAGTAGGGCAAGAGTTCTATGCTTTTAACGGGTCCCATCTTGACCTCCTTGGTGCTTCTAAGGGTGGCTCGGGTGATGGTAGTGGTAGCGGTTTCTATAACGTCACCACGGAAATTCCCCTTGGTAGTGGTTTCTACACCCTAGCGACAGCTCTCCAAGCTATGCAGGATGCCGAGTACCCCGATGAAAGAAAGAAGGGCGCAATTATAACCTTTGAAACTAAGAGTGGTGTATGGGAAGATTATCGCTTCGCAGGTACTTCTCTTACTAGTTTCTTCGTAGAAAGCTCTTGGGAAAAGTATGGTGCTAAGGGTGCTGTGCGCTCTATCAGCTTTAATGTAGGTACTAGACCTGCTGAGAAGAAACTTCCAAACGCTAGCGGTGAGGTTACTATCTCTATCCCCGAGGTTGCTGTGGAGAATAGTGTAACTCCTAACTCTACCAATGCGGTTCAGAGTGGGGCAGTTCATTCCGCCATCCAACAGCTCAAGAAGGAAGCCGTTGGTGGTATCAAGGTTGAGGAAGAAGGTGAAGGCGCTGATAAGGTCTACCGAATTGTGGTGAACAATATGCTTGGGGAAGAAATCTCTACCGAAGGTCCTATCACAGGTGGCGGTGGAGGTTCTCAAAGTGCGACCAAGATTGTCCTTACTCGTGTAACTCCCAACCTTAATGTAAAGGCTGGGGATGAGGTTGCGCTTGTCTACTCCTATGACCAAATCAATACGGAGACCAAGGACACTACGGGGAACCCTGCTAAGGCTGTCGTAACTATTACTAGAGGGGCTACTTCGTACTCTTTTGAATCAAACGTACCTGCTGGAAGCACGCAGAAGATTGACGCTACTAAGTTTGTAGGTGTCGGTGCTAATAATATCCGAGTGCGCTTAGAGGTTGGCTCGGGTAGTGATAGACAGGTTGCTTCGGCTTCGTGGACGGTGAATGTAATTCAGCTGAAACTTACCAGCTCATACTCTATCTCCACCCTCACGGAGAGAGGTCAGTCCTTGTCCATTCCCTATGCTTTGTCGGGTAGTGGTAGTAAGGTTCTTCGTTGCTATGTCAATGGTGCACCCACCGAAGACAGAACTATTACCGCATCTTCGGCTAACGGGGCGTTTACGATTGACACAAGCAGAATGTCTCACGGCTCTAACTCTGTACAATTAGTTGCGGAGCTTGAAGTTCTAGGCGGTGGGACTATTAAGTCAAACAGCATCTACTTTGATGTAGCCGTAGTCACTAAGGGTATTAACAGACCTATTGTTTGCACCCGTTTTGACTATGCGGACGGGAGAATTTATACCTCTGGGCATAGACCTGAATTGGTCACTAAGCAGTTTGACACCTATACGTTAAACTATGCTGTGTACAACCCTCTTGAGACTCCAACGGCTGTTGCGGTATATGAGGGTGATGAGGTGGTTGCCTCTGCTAAGGTTTCCTTCGTGGACAATGAGCTTCAGTTACGTAGTAATAGGGAAGGGGAACGCTCCTGCAAAATTGCTTGTGGCGATACCACGTACACCTATACCTTACAGGTAGGTAAGACGGACCTTAATCTTACGGAACCCACCGATGGTTTGAAGTTGCATCTATCCGCACAAGGTAGAAGTAACTCTGATGTTAAGAGAGACTCTTGGACGTACAACGGAGTAACTACCGACTTTAGTGGCTTCAACTTTGGTGGTGATGGTTGGATTAACGGAGCGCTTCGTCACAAGGGGGACGCTGTGTCAGTAGTAAACTACAAGCCTCTCCAGCAGGTACTCCCCACAACTAATGCGTTTGCGTTCTCTATCAGATATAAGTGTAGTGAGGTAGTAGACCACGATGCAGTGGTTGTATCTTGTGTAGACTCTAGAGGAACGGGGTTTGAAATTACTCCTAGTGAAGCTAGACTAATCACGAGCGGTAATAGCAAACTCGCTATGAAGATGGCTTCAGACGTTCCTTATGAGGTTACGTTTGTATCGTTCCCACAAAGTAAGTCAGAGTCTTCAGAGTACGAGAAGAATAACTCTGAAATGGTTTACCTCTATATCAATGGGGTAATGTGCGCAGGGGTGCAGAGAGGTCCTACTGATAGTGTCTATCAAGCCACTCCTATGCCTATTAAGATAGGTTCAACGAAGGCTACGATAGATGTTAATTCTATTAGAGCGTACAATACGTTCCTAACTGATGACCAGGTACTCTCCTTGTACATTCTTGGTCAGCCCAAGGTGGACGACCTTATCGCAGAGTACAAGCAGAATGATGTTCTTAACTCCGAAGGGGACATTAGCGTTGAAAGTGCTCCTGCTGGACTTCGTGTTGTAATTATTACGGGCACTCACTCAAGTGGGATGCCTACCGCTCTTTATGCGGCAGTGAATAACAACAAGAAGACGAAGTTTGATGTATCTGAGATTTTCACCTTTGTGAAGGGTGGTGTCCCCGAACAGAACTTCCGTCTTATTGGTGGGTGTATAGCCCTTCAAGGAACTTCGTCTCTTGCTTACCCCACTAAGAACTACCGCATCTACACCTACGATAGCTCTAAGGAGAAAAAGCTGGGGCAGTTGTTTGTCGGTTGTGATGAGAATGGTGCAGGGGGAACGCTCAGAGAAAGTGGTAAGTGGACGTTCCGAATAGCTAAGGATGGTATGCCTGCTGGTGCAGATGTAAATTGCTTCTGCCTTAAAGCGGACTTTGCTGAAAGCTCTAGTTCCCATAATACGGGGATGGCTCGCCTTGTACACAACACTCTTGTTAAGGCAGGGGAACTTACTCCTCCACAGAAGCACGTAGATAGAAAACGCTATGACAAGGATGTTCGTACCACCGTGGACGGAGAGCCTTGCTTGCTGTTCTATCGTGGTTCCGTAGATGAGACACCTAAGTTCCTTGGGAAGTTTAACTTCAACAACGACAAGAGTACCGAAGATGTGTTCGGGTTCTTGGGTATTCCTGGGTATCACGATGCTACTTGGGTAACAACGAAGTTCGGAGGTAAGAACCCAACTGAGTGCTGGGAGTTCCTTAACAATGACTATCCAATGGGTAGCTTTAAGGATTCTGACTTTGACGCTAAGGCATCTGATGGTACTCCTAATTGGATGAAGGTGTTTGAAGCACGCTTCCCCGATGACAAGGGAATAAACGCTAAGTATGCTGATGGGACACTGAAACCTAAGTATCTTGAGCCTCTTGTCAAGTGGGTACACTCTACGGACACTCTCGCTAGTGGGCTTTCTGCAAGTGCAATCACTCAGAGAAAAACTAAGTTCAAGAGAGAGCTTGGTGACTACTTTGATATAGACTACCTCTGTGACTACTATGTGTTCACGGATATGTTCGCTTGCTGTGACCAGCGTGTGAAGAATATGATGATGAGTTTCTTCTACGAGCCTAAGCGTGACAAGGTCCTTGCCTATATGATTTTCTATGATAACGATACCATCCTAGGTGTCAGAAATGACGGGAGACTTCGTTATCATTGGGACATCAATGAGGAGACCATTGACACAGAGCTGTCCGTAGGAGGAAAGACCGTCTATGCTTTCGCTGGACACGATAGTGTTCTGTGGAAGAACCTGCGTGAGCAGTTCCCCGATGAAATCAAGAAGGCATACATTCGTATCAGAGCCAAACTCTCTAATGCGGATATTCTCCGTATGTTTAATGACGAACAGAGCGAACGTTTCTGTGAGCGTGTGTTTAACGTGGACTCCCTCAGAAAGTACATTGACCCCAAGACTAAGGGTGTCTCTGTTATCCGTGACGGGAGAGTTACTACGCAGACGTACTCCTACCTTGAAAGTATGCAGGGGAACAGAAAGTCGCACAGAGAGTGGTTCATCTATAACCGAATGGCTCTGTTTGATGCTTGGGCGGCTACGGGTCAGTACACTGCAACGGACATCGCTTGGAAGGGTAACTCCGAAGCAGGTGCTACTATTCGTGCTGTAACGGGTAGAGACTTCTATCTTGAGTTCAAGAGAGAGGGAACCTCTATGGTTCATAAGAAGGTACAGAAGGGAGAAGAGTTCGTGTACCGCTACACTCAGGTGGCTAATATCGGTACCATCTTCCATCTATATGGTGGGCAGTGGATAACGAAACTTGACCTCTCTGATTGGGGCGGCTTCACGAATTTGGACATCCCCAATATGCCTGTGCTTGAGGAACTGATTATGGGTAAGGAAGGAAAGTCCTATGGTCTGACAGAGTTCGCCATTAGAGACAACCTGCCTATGCTCAGAAAGCTCGCTCTTAATGGGTATGAGAACCTTCCTTCACTTAGCTTAACAGGGTGCTCTAGACTTGAAGAGGTTGATGCACGTGGGTGTAACTCTCTTTCGTCTATCCTCTTTGGGGAAAGCTCCGCTGTCAAGGTGGTGAAACTCCCTAATAACTATCAGACCCTATCTCTTGTGTCGTTACCTAACATCACGAGAGCGGGTATTGTATTTGGGGACGTTAGTCGCCTTGTAGGTATCAGAGTTGAAAACTGTCCCAAGCTATCGGGTATGGAACTCCTTAAGGAAATACTCTCGGGGAACAACTCCTTGAAGTATGTCCGTATTCATATTGGCTCTATTACGGGTGACGGGTCTGAACTTGAGGCTTGGTATGAAAAGGGTCTTGGTGGTATTAACTCTGATGGAACGGAGAACGTTTCTAAGTGTAAGCTCCTTGGTAACTACCAGCTTACTAAGTACCTTGACGAAGCTGTGTTTGAGAAGTACAGAGAACGCTTTGATGAGCTTAACATTCGTCAGCCTCAGTACACAGTTGTTGAGCTTGACGATGCGGTGGCAACTCCAGCTAAGCTCTCCAATCTTGACAACAAGACGGGGTATAAGTTCGGTAATGTCTATAAGCCCTCTGCACATATCGCAGCTATCCTTAATGCTCGCTTCCCTTGCTTAGCTAAGCAGGAGAGACGCACTAAGGGGGTTATGAGTATCTGCCGTCTGAGAAAAGATACCTTCTTGAAGTATGACGACAACGAGGTTCAGAGTAATTGTACGGACGCTCAGGTTGATTTGACTCAAGGCGACTTGATGATATATGAGCCAGAGTATTGGTACAAGGGGGTAAATGACGTAATGAATAACAAGAAGTACTTCTGTTATGCCTATGGGTTAAAACCAGACTCTCCCTCTTCCACGAAGTTTACTATTGAAGACCTACGAAGAGTGGGGAATGAAGTGTTAGGCAACAAGTGTATTGCTCGTAGTAATGTGACGACAGCTCTTGTTACAGACACGGGGAGAAATACCTACCGAGTAGCTGTCAAGGGGGCTAAAAAGGTACGAGTACCCTCATCAGGTGGACCCGAGAGCGTACTTCTTGTGGGTAGTGGAGGCGACGTTATCTCCACATACATTCCATCTAATTCTTCTGGAGCGTTCTCTATGGGGATGTACGTAGTTATGAATGTTGTGGAGGGTGCAGAGTGGTGTTACTTCTCAGTACCTAACAACCCAGAGTTGCTAGCCTCACCAGACCTGTATGCGGTGCTGTCCTATACGGATGACATCATTGATATTGAGCCTGAGTGGGTACACCATAAGGCCACTCTTGTAAGTGCTTTCAAGACTATCTCTATCAATGGTAGGGAGGCTTCGGCAGTCTATAAGAGCAACCCAGTCGCAAATGTACCCAGCACAGGTATCTCTTTTGAAACCCACGCTGAGGTCTTAGCTTCAAGAGGTCTAAAGGTCTTCTCCTACGATGAGTACAAGAACATCATTAACTTGGTGTTTATGCGTAATGGGTCGCTTCAAGGGTACTTGTGGGGTGAAGTAGATTGGGTTAGTAATTCTGTACGACAAGGCCTAGCCCTAGAAAGCGGTATGTCCGACATAACGAAGAACAATGGTGTCTGGGGGTACTGGAAAGAAAACGGGGTCTCTAAGGAGTGGGTTCGCTGTCAGACTATCAAACTTATGGGGTATGAACTACTGCAAACAGGTTACTATAACAACCTTGGAGGTAGTCTGTATTTTGGTGTCTCTGATACTCCAGATAAGTATTTCCTTAGAGCCGTCAGAGGTGATGGTGCTACCACTCAGATTCTGCTAACGAGGGCGTGGGAAACCTACATCCAAAGAGTTCGCCACGAGAAGTATATGGACATCCTTGGGATTACCCCCTATGGTTTCCAAGGAGCCTCTAAGTCCACCTACTATACTGGGCAGTCAAGTATCTGGAACACCGAAGGGGAACAGAAATTACCCTTGTCTGTTGGTTACATCACGGATGATAGGGGTCTCTGTTATTTTAGAACTGGAGGAGACTCAAGAGAACTAGGAAGATTGGTTGTTCGCTCTATGTTTGACGGAGAAATCCGTGAGGTGAAGAGCGTGCAGGAGTTCATTAACATAACAGATTTCTTGTAATGGAATACTTAGTAACTAAAGGAGTAGAGGGGGCATCCCCCTCTCTACTTCCTTATAATGAGGTAAGAGGAGAGTGGATACTCTCTTGGGTGTTTGGCACTGACGTAATTCAGACCATTTTACCATATAAACCAACCATTGACCAGATAAAGGCGGTGGTGGTTGATTGGTATAAGACTATGACGGACGCTGAGGTCCTTCGGGGTTTTGAATGGAAGGGGTTATTCGTGAACCTCACTAATGAGGATAAGCTGAACTACAAGGTCCTCTACGACATCGCCTATCAGACCCAAGGTAAAAGTCTACCTACGACTATTAAGTTTGGTACAGATACGGAACCGCAATTCCACGAGTTCACAACGCTTGAGGAGTTCACAGAGTTCTACCTCACCACGCTAAAGTTTGTGGAGGGGGTGTACCAAAAATGGTGGACCGCTAGAGCCTCCATTGACTGGAGTAAGTACGAAAGTTTGGTTTAATTCTAATCAATTAAAGAGAATTATGAGTGTGAAACTTATCATAGTCCTAGCGTCTCTAGGGCTTCTAATTGGGTACTTGGTGTACTCCTTCATAGTGTTTAAGGAGCTAACTCCTAGTATCTCCGACACGTACCACTACCATAAGGAGCGGGGCAAAGGGGCTTGGTTGTTCACAGCAGTACTCGCTGTATGTGCGGCTACCATTATGCCCATCCTGCTAGGCGCTTCTTCGGAGGGTACAGAGTTCCTTGCCTACCTAACTTGTGCGGCTACTATCTTCGTAGCGGTAGCCCCTAACTACAATATGCCCCTAACCTATGAGGTGCACTTTGGTGCGGCAGTAGTTGCTTGTGTGGCATCCTTCTCTTGGTGCTTAAGCACAGAGTATTGGTATTTGTCTTGCATAGTATTAGGGGTATGCTTATCTTTGTGTGTAGTCAAGCCGAAATGCTGGTTACTCTTCATAGAGTTAGGCGTGCTACTTTCTTTGTACCTAACGCTTGCCACGATATTGGCGTAGCTGTTTGCTTTAGTAGAACGACAGATGGGGTTAAGAGCAATCTTAGCTCCATTTGTTTTTCTCGTTAGTTATGCGTATATTAAAGTATAAATAAGTACCAAATATGCTAACACTTATACCCATACTTTTCCCCCCGTGCGGTAGCACAGAGGGGGTAACAATCAAGGAGGAACAACCTACGTGTAAGGACCCCATTCTACCACGTGGTAGCTTGTTCTCCGCTCCTCCACTTTACGCCCTATCTAAAAATGGAAACGTGCGTACGTACTACGTGCGGGTGTACCTACAAGGAGGAGTTCCAATTTTGGAAACTGAGAAGATAATGACCATCGGTGGGAAGAGTACCTTTGACAGGTACGCTTACACAGAGGGAGTGAACGAAGGAAAGTCCAACTATAAAACCCCAGAAGAAAAGGCGGTGTTTGATGCAGAGTCTCTTGTGAAGAGGTTGCACGATAAAGGGTTTTCCTATGAACCTCCAAAGGGAGAACACAACACTGACGCTAATGGGAGGATGAAGCCTATGCTTGCTTGTGGTTTCTCCCAGCAGAAGATTGTGTTCCCTTGTTTCGTACAACCTAAGTATGATGGCGTGCGCTGTATTATCTTCTCAGATGACGAGGGTGTACACATCTTATCCCGTAATGGGAAGCCCTATAAAATTCCCCACCTTGAAAAGTGGGCTAAGGACAACCTTGACAAGTTACCCTTAGACGGGGAGCTGTACTGCCACAAGGAGCTAACGTTCCAAGAGATAATCTCTGCGGTTAAGAAGGTATCTGACCTCACCTCTAAAATTAGGTTTGTGGTTTACGATAGACCTATACAAGGTGCTACCTACTCTGAAAGGCAGAAGGGATTGTGTGAGGACTTCAAGGGGGTCTCCAAGGACTCTGTTGTGTATCTTAGTCCCACATATACCGCTGACACTCTTGAGGAGGTACAGGACAAACACGACCAATTCGTAGGTCAAGGTTACGAAGGGGCTATCATCCGAAACACCCGAGGTCTTTATGAGTTTGGATTCCGAAGCAATGACCTAATAAAGCTGAAAAGGTTTGATACTGAGGAGTTCCCAATAGTAGATGTAGTAGAGGCATCAGGTAGAGACGAAGGAACTGCTATCTTTGTATGTGAATGCGCAGGTGGAAGGTTCAATGTGAAACCACAAGGAACTAGAGAATTGCGTACTAAGTACTTTACAAACAAGGAGGAGATTATCGGTAAGGTAGCCACCATTCAGTACCAAGGACTATCCGATGATGGCATACCTCGTTTCCCCTCCGCAATAACTATTAGAGACTATGAATAGTGAAAAGGTTGTGGTAACTTCTCTCGGAGAGGATGACCTTTTAGAGGCTGGCGTTCCTTCTGAACTTATCAGCGAAGCCTTGGTGAAGAGAGTAGCTAACCGAATGAGAGAACTAACGTCCGAAGCGTTCAAGGAAGACCTTGAAACGGCACTCATTGATTTAGGCATCCATCGTGACTAATGGAGATACAGATAAACTCCTCGGTGCTTATTCACGGAGACTCTTGGAGTAGGGTTGTGCAGGCTGGTACTCGTGCAGCCATTGTCGGGAATGAAGCACGCTTCTATGATACCACAAAGGTGGTAGCAGTTTCTTACCCTCTTGATGTGTGTAGCAACAACCCAATGTTTACTACACGAAAGAGCTTGGAGGACCGAGAGGTCTCTCTGCGTGAGGTGAAACTTATCCTCGGCAAGCACTTATCTGAGGACCAGCTAAAAGTAACCCTTGAAGCAATAAACAACTTATAATGGCATTAGACAAAAACAAAACCGACCTTGCATTAGGTAGAGCAGTTCACGAACACTTAAAGTCTATGGGAGTGGAGACACCTATGGTGCGCCTTATTAAGGAGGAAGATACTCTCCGAGAAGACTCCGAAAAGCTGTTCAGCCTACTGCATCATAATCTTGGTCTGGACCTAACAGATGAGTCTCTTATGGAGACACCTCGCCGATTGGCTAAGATGTATCACTCTGAATTATTTTGGGGATTGGACTACAAAAACTTCCCCAAGATTATGACCATCGGTAACTCTATGGAGTATGGTAGTATGGTACTTGAAAGAGGCATCAGTGTGAAGTCTATGTGTGAGCATCATTGGATGCCCATTCGTGGTCAGGCTTACGTAGCGTACATTCCCGAGGGGAAGGTAATTGGACTATCCAAACTTAATAGGGTTGTAGAGTTCTTTTGCCGAAGACCCCAGGTACAAGAACGCTTAGTAGAGCAGATTTACCACACGCTTAGTTACCTCTTAGAGACTGAGAATGTTGCTGTCGTCATCAAGGCAGAACATTTCTGCGTTAGTTTCAGGGGTAAGGAAGACGAGGGCGGTGATACACTAACCTCTAAGCTCGGTGGGGTATTCTTTAATGGACCTCTTAGGGCCGAGTTCTTACAAGCTATCAAAATATGATGGACGTAGTGGTACTCCTCAACACCTTGGGTGCTGGGGAGTTCCTCTTTGAAAGGAGCAACGCTACCATAGGCATATCCGTTAGGGGTGTTAAGCAAAGCACCTGCTGGAGGATGTTCGCAAAGGTTACTACACCACATTACGCCTTTGGGGGCAACAACATTCAAAGGCCATCATCATCTACTGAGAAAACCCTCGTGATGGAGGTCCTACTAAAAGCACTATCCACCGCTGTTAGTGTTGGAGGGGACACCATCTACTTAAAAGAAATCATACGACAATGGAGTCAGTAACGACAGACCCCGTAGCAAAAACGGGTGAAAGACTGATGTTGAGTTCCCTACAAGGGGCAATAATAGAGGAAGGGTCCGTCCTAATCTATGAAGGTAATCTCGCACAGGAGGTATTCTTTCAGTTAGGTAGGCGCATCAAGGTAAATTACTTTCTTGAGAAGGAGCTTACGTACATAGACGGGTCTCTACAATCTGTATCAGGAAGTAAGTTGTACCCAGATGAGTACCCTCTTAGGATAATTCTATCGCAGTGTAGAGTTCCTACGAAAGAGGAGTTCGCTAAGTATAACGAAACAGCTAAGGTAGTATGAGTTTACACGAAGTGCTGAAAGGTGAGGTACTCGTATCAAGAGTAAACACCGTAGACTATATGTTTGAGGTTCCCAAGGGGGTCTACGACACAAACCCAAGGACCATCATTGGTTTTGTTAGCGGTTCAGTTATCCGCCTAGGTAAAACAGCAGACTTTATCTACGATGTAACTGACACGGACGCTAGCAAGTTATGTTTCACTTTGGGGAACTCACGAAAACCAACAGCGGAACAGCTAAAACGTTATGATGAAGCCTGCACGATATGAAACAGACAACTACAACTAACCTACCTTTTCAGAGTGGCGGAGTAAAAAGGCTCACTGAAAGTGAAATGTACAGAATCATAGCAGAACGTGTTCCGATGGAGGAGAGAGTTCGCTTCACGTACATTCCCCAAATTCTGATAGACGTGTGCTTCCAACTATTGGGTAGTGCTTTGGACGCTCTTAGTTACTCCCGTATAGAGAAGACAAAAGCTATTAGTCGTGAACTCCGTGAAGCCATAGCGCAACACGAAAGGGACTCTATCAATGTTATGAAGGCGGACCTATACCGAAAGGTACATAGGGATGCCACGGAGTTCCTCTCCTCCATAGAGAAGGATATAATGATACACCAATTTCAGTATGATGAGCTTTTGCTGAAAAATCGCATACCTCTAACCAAGGAGGAAGCTCACGTTGCTCGTATAACTTATACCGCACGTGACATAGCTGGTTACGTTATAACCTTTGATAGAGAGGTAGCCCGTAAGATTGACTCGTACTTAGGTGAAGGGGTTAAGTACTCTCCCGAGGACTGCATCTATTGCACCAAGGTGGTAGAAGCCTTAGACAAACTCCTTAAAGTACTTGGCGCACCACTGAAAATGGAGAGCAAGAACATCACGCTATCGTACAACATCTTCAAAAACAAGGTAAATGGGATTACCCTTTTCGATTTCTAATGGGTTCTCTACCACTGCAACAGCTCTTAAGAAGGGGACTGTCCTCCGCCACAGGATTAGTGGAGTATCGGAGGTCTTGTTCTCCTTAAATAGCGACTACACTATTGGTGACGGGAGGCACGTTCTTATCCCATCACCCGATAGTATTGTCGTAAGCACGGAAAAGGGGATGCTCAAAGCTCCCGAGTTGCTTAAACACTTAATTGAGCACCTAACTTTTAGTGAGGAGCATCTATACTTTTCAGTTGTGAGGAAAGAGGCTACACTTAGTGCATACAGAAAGGCGTGCGCTCCAACGGAGACTGCTACACACAAAGTAACTAAGGCTGATGACCATTTCGGAGTAGAACTTTACATAAGGAGCCCCGCTGACATTTGGGAGTGGTACAGAGGAGTTTTCCAACTATATGATAAGATA